GGCCAACGCGAGCCCCTGGTCAGGGGGCGGCGCGTGCACAACGTGCTGTCCAGGGACCGCTCCCAACGCCGCAGGTGGCGGTTGGGCTGCAGCGACAGGCTGCTCAGGTGGGCCGCCCTGGACGGCGGCCCCCTGCTTTGCGCCAAGCTTCTTGGCGGCTTTCTCCTCCTTCTTAACCTTGGTTCGCTCGCGCTTGACAGCGGCTCTGCGTTCCTTAAGGCAAGCGGCGCACACGCCTGGTGGCGGGCGGCGTACGTCGAAGGCTTCACGAATCTGCTGCAACGTCACGGTCATGATCCCCAGGCAGGCTGAGCAATGCGAACGCAAAGCTTTGTGCTTGAAGAGTGCCACGAAGCTCTCGCTCCGGTGGGTCACGTGGTACGCCGCGCAGACGTGGTTCTCAAACTCGGAGAGTTCTTCCTGGTCCGGCCAGGGCGCATGCATTCCAGGCGGGACATGCAGGCTCATCACCGGCAGCTGGGCCGGTGGAGGTGGCCCTTTCGGGCCGTGGTTGCCGGGCTTCGGCTTCGCTTTGTTGTCGGGCTTCGACTTCGCTTTGTTGTCGGGCTTCGACTTCGCTTTGTTGTGTGGGCCATTGCTTCCCACTTCGCCTTTGGGTGCCTGGTTTACGGCCTCAGGCTGGGCACTTAAGTTTTCTTTCTGCATGGTTGTTTGAATATCCGGGCTTACGGTCACCGAAGGCCACTTGGCTCCTCGTGCTCTGTTACCTGCTGAGGGGTTCCCGCCGGACAAGGAAGTTGGGGTACCTTACATACTGCGCCTGTTTCTCACGTGGGAATTGAGCGCAGTCTGTTGCCGTGAGGCACTGGGGCATAGACCAACATGCAGCCACCCGCGCACCGTCCTTTCCCCAGATGGGGCAGTGCGTGGGGCCTAGCGACGTGCGGGTGAAGAGGGAGTTACCCCCCAAACGACCCACACGCCTATTGAGAGTGCTAGGACACACCTCCGAACCTGGTCCGGATTAGTAGTAGAATAGAAGTTTTGACTTTTCGCGAGAGTCACTACTCGGCCTACGGCTAGGCTGTCTGCTGCTCCAGGTACTGACCCCCGGAATCGTGTCAAACGATGGTCCCACGGCATAACCCGCGATTTGAGCCATTTCACTTTAAGGAAATAAATGGCAAGAAAGAAAAGTAGTGTTGTCTTATACCGCGCCCACGTATAGCGCTTAGTGTTGTCTTATACCGCGCCCACCTATAGCGCACTGTGTGAGCAATCAACTGCGGGCGAGCTCAGGTGGCTCGCCGGGCAGATCATGCTCCTTCTCATCTTCGGGGTGGTGATGAGGGTGGCAGCAGTGTGGGGGTCCAAGCTCACCGTCGGCAGGGTTGAATGCGATACCGGCAACCGTGTAGGGGACAGGTTGCGGCTCGTAAAGGTCCATCACGTACGTGACGAAAAAGTTTCCAACCGCTTGACCGAGGACACCGCCAGGGGCGGCAT